AAAATTATCTATAGAACTAAAGAAATTATATAAAAATTTATCAATCATTTCTTTTTTTCCATTTGATAAAACATTTTGTCACTATCTTCTGTAACCATACCATTATCTTCTGCATCCCAGTAAGTATTTTGGACTTTATAGTCAGGCCAAGATGTATCAGTAGTGTAGTGAGCAACATGCCACAGAATACGATTATTAGGCTGAGCTGCATAATTCCCGTTATCAAGAGCCAATATATGTGCACACTTATGTTCTTGAGGAATTTCAGAATGCTCTGTATCCAAAATATTAGTTTCTGGATGAGCCCAATCAATAGTGAATAAATATTTTCCATGGTAAAATTTTTTATCTAAACCTAGAAATTTACCTTTTAAACCAGCCAACCAATCAAAACAAGTAACACTAGGGTAGTAACTAAAACAGTTCCACAGTTCCAACTCGTGCGTCTGCATATTCGGCACAGTGGCTCTATCATGTGATTTTTGAAAAAACGCTGAGATAGGCAAGCGCCAAAAGCATGCACCATTTGGTAACATGATGTTAAATAAGATTGCACGTCCCGATATAGATGTGATACCGAAGACCACACACTCTTCACTTTCTCCTTGATGTTTTTTAAGATCATATAAATACTCCTTTTTTACTTTACAATATATAGGTGGTATATTAGCATTTAGGTAAGACATAACCTAACACTTCCATCTACGCCTCGCTTGTCTTAATCTTGAATTAGGATCTTTAGCAGCTTTAGGAAACTTCTTCATTTGTCCAGCACTTCTTGCACAATATGATTTTCTACGAGCTGATCTTTTCTTACCTGGATTATCTTCTGTAACTGCTGTAGATAATTTACTACCTGGGTTTTTTCTTCTATAAGCTGCAACACCTGCTGCAGTCATTCCCGCTCCACTTTTAGTGGAGCGGAAATTCTTTTTGTTTCTAGGTGGCATGCCACCTTTTTTTAGAAACAATATATCTTCGTAATAAGATATATCCATAACTTATTAACCAGGGTTACTAGTTGTAAGATTAGGACCAGAGTATTTATCAGTTAGTAATGTTACTTTAGCTACTGTGAAAGTTGAAACATAAACACCTTGTGGAAATAAAATTCCATCCTCAGGTATATTTAAACTTGTAATATCCCCTGCAGGTACATCTGCTTCAAATAAAGTAGCTCCAGTTGCACTTGTTGTTTTTAACTGAACAACTCCAGAAGTTGCTAAGCCTGCTAAAATAATTCCTTTTAGTCTTACTGCTGGTGCAATAACTACATCTGATGTAGCTGCCGAAATTATTGTAGCTTGTACGTCGCTTTTACTTGCCATGTTGTTCTCCTTTTAATTATTATACTGCTGCAATACCAGTAGTAACATCAATAAAGCTAGTCCCATTGTAAAAACAAAGTGATCCAGTAACTCCTGAACCAGTTGCATCAGAAATGTAAATAACTAAACCAGTCGCTGGACTGTCGATAGCTGCTGCTTGTACTAATGTGTATGAAGGTGCAAGAAAACCGTTATCTGATTTTACTGGACCTGAAAATGTAGTTTGTGCCATAATAGTTTCTCCTTGTATAGCGGTTAAACTTTGTAGTCTCTATACCGTCTGCCTAGCCAGTCTACAAAATTAAATTAATTTCTAGGTGTTTTTATTATACACAAAAAAAGAGGGGCTCGAAAGCCCCTCTTTAAGTAATACTAATTGTATTTTAATTTATTAACTAGTTGGTAAGTTTCCATTACCAAAGATTGCTCTAGGATCTGAGAATCCAAAAGAGTATCTTTCTCTAGCTTTAAATCTTACGTTACCAGTATCGAAGTCACCTTCAATCGCAGTTTTGATTGGTGATCTAACGAAATGTTTCATTCCATTAGGCACATCAGTCATTAGGAAGAAAGAATCAGTATCAGTTAAGAAATTATTAACTGAATACCCTTCTGGTACCATTCCCATTGAAGCGATTGCGTTGATATCGTTATCAGCTGTTCCAACTCTTTGAGGAGTTTTCATCAGTCTCTCAGCAGTAAATTGTAATTCTTTTGGAATTATCATTTTTCTACCTTGAGTAGCGATTCTTAGACCTCTTTCGTCTACGAATCCAGCGATGTCGATTAACGACTGCTCTAGTGAAGTTTCGTTAAGATCTGCAGCAGTAGCTAGTACATTCGAGAATGTACCACCTGTTGCTAATGGGTGAGCGTTAGAAATTAACGATACCCCGTCTCCACCAGTCACAGAAGTAAACTGTGCTTGGTTAAGTACGTTAGCAGCTTTAACTTGCTTCGTATTTGACATAGATCTTGCAAGAGCTCTTGTGTATCTTGCAGCTAATCTGTCATATAGGTTGTCTTCGATTGCTTCTTCAGTGATCGAGAACGCTAAAGCGATTGTTTCGTGGTTGTATCTAGCTGTGAAAGTTTCACCTGCTGTATCAAACACTACTCCAGCACCTTCTTGTTTAGTTGGTGCAGAAGCGAAACCGCTTAACATTACTTCTTCTTCAAAAGCTCTGTCAGATGTTTCAGTTACGAAAATTTCAGCATGCTGATTTTCGTATCTGTTATACTCCAGGCCGAATAAAGCATTCAAACCTGGCTCTAGTTCTTTAACTAGTTGTGATCGTGATATTGCCATGTTTTATCTCCTTATGCTATACCTGTACCACTTCTATAGAAGTGATTGTTGATTCTAACAAGAATGTTCGCATTTGCAGAACTTGTGTCAGAGTTTTCTGGGTCTTGCGAGATATCGATCGCTTGAACTGCGAAAGTACTTGCAACACCAGATACACTAACATCTAGTTGCTGTTTTGATATTCCTGTTTGTGTAACACCTGTTGTGTTAGTAACAGAGTAGTTCTTATACAGATCAGCTCTTGTAAAAGCTGCGTCAGCATCCATTAAGAATACTGCATCTGGATCATCAATAACAAACGCTGTGATGTCCGAAGCAGCAATACCACCTGGATAGTAGTTGCTGTACGTAGGCTTTTGAGTAGTTGGGTCTGTGTAAAAACATCCGTTAAAAACACCCACAACAGCATCCGAAGTGTTCGGGCCATGTCTCTGAATATTTCCAGTGCCTAATGGTTCAACCATTTCGCCTTGGAAAATTGCAGAAGTATAACCTGAAGCAATCGTATATCTGTTTTGGGCTCCAACAAGAGGTGTTCCATCTAGTTTTCTGTAAGGTCTTAGACCGAACTTTTCTACTTGATTTGACATATTTGTTTTCTCCGTTTTAACAGTTTATTTTAATAACCCGGTAGGTATTGCAAAAAAATTATTTTTTACGACTACCACCAAAGGTCACTCTTGACTGTCTATCAATATTGATAGGCATGTCAGGGTGCTGTTCCTTCATAAGATCATTGTCAACCGCGTTCATTCTGTCTTGAGTAAGTTTTGCAAAATACTCAGCACGTGCAACCAAAATCTCCTCTGGTATCCTTGCCAGCACAAGGCCTCCAATTCCAATACACCCCTCGTATTTGCCTTCGGTATAGAAAGGATATTTATTAGTGCCGATCTCGTTTTCAACTTGTTCGACCTTTACAAAATCCCATCCTTCCCTTAATTTTTTAGATACATTAGCTGTATCTTCAAAACCTTGAACGGTAGTACGGATCCATCTATGGGCGTAACCGTTCGGTGCGGGTGGCGCATCCAAACTGGATGGTGGAGTCCAAGTTTTTTTAGCTTCTTTTGAAACCTTATTCTCTGACTCCCGTGAAGTCCTATTAATTGTATTCATACTATTTATCCTCCTTCACGTATCTAGCATATTCCTCTAGTGGCACATTTAATCTTTTAGCAATCGCTACCTGTGACTTTGTGAGTTTCACAGTTCTGCGTCCTTGTTGGCTACGACCAGCCGAGGCAACCGTTTGGACGGGTTTCGGTGTCTCTTTTTTTGGCTCGTCATCAGTCTTACCAAAACTCTCAGGAAAATACCTTTTAAGTCTTGAGTTAACTTCATTATAGTACTCATCACTGTCCACTTCAATACCCTCTTGAGAAATATTATTGTGAATAGTAATTGCAGCATTAGTCATGACCTCATCATTCCCAAACCACTTATTTTCTTCAGCCCATTTTTTGGCTTTAGGTGTAATTTGTGGCTCTGGTTGTGATGATTCCGCTGTTTGAGGTTCAGCTTGTACGTATTGTTGTTGTTTACTTTTTTCTTCATCAGTTTTCTTTCGTTCTTCACGATTCATCATCTCTAATCTAGCTTTTTCTTTTTCGACAGCTAGTTGAGTTAATCTATCGTTAGCTTCCATAATTTTAGAAGCATCTTGACTTTCGATTGCTGATTGAAGGGCTACTTTAACTTGTTCTCTTTGAGCATCTACTCTAGCATCTAATTCTTTTAGATACTGATCGTCAGTAGAATTTAACTTTTTGATACTTGAGTCAAATTTCTTTTGAATACCTTTAGCGTATTCGACAGCTGCTTTTTCTCTTCTTACAGCTTCTCTTCTTTCATAAACAAGTTTATCAATTCTTTTTTGATAATCTCGTCTAGATTCACTAAGGTTTGGTTTTTCTTCTTCTTGTTTGTTTTCGACAACATCACCTGTTTCTTCGGTTTTATCCTCAGTGATTTCAATATCAGGTTTTTCTTTATTATCTTCAACAGGTTTAGAATGATCTGTATAACCTAAATCAACTTCACCAACATTTAAATTTGGTGAGTCTTCTTTTTTAGATTCTTCTACAGATACATTTTCTTCTTTAACATTATCGGTATCTAATTCTACCTCATGTTCTTTCGCCATAAGTGCTTCTGCACTATAGTCTTTTACTTCTGCCATTTTATCCTCCTTTATTAAAATAAATGGAGAATATCTTCTGGCTTACTTATCGTTCCTATGATCTCGTCATCGTTGAGTATTCGGTGTTCACCGAACTTAGTTTGAAATCTACTTCCAGAGTATCTGCCATACATGACAAATTCCCCTTCATTACACCAAGGACCCTCAGGAAATTTTTCTTTATCCTTATAACAAAGGTCACCCTGTTTAACGACTAATCCAACAACAGTTGTCATTTGAATTTTGTCTTGGGTTTCGTCTGATAATATAACACCGCCTTTTGTTTTTGCTTGGCCAGACCATGGTCTAACTAGCATACGGTATCCGACTGGGTTAGGTATGATTTCAAGATACTCTTTAATGCCTTTGGGATCTGTTGGAATTTGTGATTTAACCTCATCTTTATTTTTTTCGTTTCCGAAATTAGTAAGTTTAGGTTTTATCAATTGTACCATCGTTATCCTCCTTTTGCAGGTTTTTAATATCCTGAAGCAGCGTTTCTAAGGCGCTGAGTCTGCCCCGACCATACATTAATTTATCTACGGAATCAACCCCATAGCACAAATGATCTTTAATATCTTTGATTTGTCTATTTATAACATTTACTATTTGTTCTTTAGTATGGTAATCAAGCATTAGTTTCTTTTAAGTGCTATTTTATTTTTACCTTGTTTAAGTAACATAAAACCATAATCATTAACTATAACTTTAAGAATTAAGTCCATATTATATTTTGGATAATCATCAAATATAAATACAGTTCCAGGTTTAGATCTTTCAGCAAAAAATAATACTTCTTTTAAAACATCTATTGTTTTATGAGGTCCATCAAAATGAACTAAATCATATTTGTTTATAACTTCTTTTTCATTTCTATAAATCGGAACACCATCATGAAAACGTTTCATAAACTCATCATCTCCCATAGGAAATAAAGTAAAGTTTTCATAATCAATATCTTTAATTAATTGTAGCTTCATACTGTTTGTATAATCACAAGTATAAGCACCCGAATCATCGTAGTGTTCATAGTTTAAATTACCGTATGGATCAACTCCAAGGTGCCAATGATTTTTATCTTTTAGTGTATCTAAAATAATCTTGGTTCCCGCCCCTTGTCTCACGCCTATTTCAATTGTAAATAAATTGTTATCCTCTAAAGATTCACACGCTTCTTTTAGGATTTCGTATTCTGTGCTGTCCCCTTTAATCATGGGGTTTTTATATATTAATTATAAGGTTTGTAAATAGATTTAATTATCCCTTGTGTCTGTAGTTTTTTAAGGTCACCTTTAGATAATTTTGAATATTTTTGTTCAATTTTTTTAGTTAACTCTTTTCTCTCATTATCATTAATTTTTTTGTTGATAATTTTTTTAATCCAATTCCACATTAGCTTTTACTTCCTCCAATATATCCACCAATAACACCAATCAATCCGGTAACTGACATTTTCATAAGAACTATTATACTATCATCTACCGGTCTATTTTCTTCAACAGCTACCCAATAGTCTCCAATAATAATAACTCCTAATAAAATTAAAACACCTGCTGTGATTAATAATATTACAATATCTTTAAAATTTTTAATCATTATTTTCTCTTAATTAAATCTGTTGCTTTAAGTCCATACACACTCGCTATAACGCCTACGAAAATTGTTTGATACCAAAATGGAAGTTGTGAAAAATATTCAAAGAACAATTTCATTTTCTCCATCGCACTTGGGTCATCCGAAAATACTGCCCAACTTAACATTACGATAGGAGCCGAGAGCAATAATAAAATAAATTCGTCTTTCCAGTCCGAATTTCTAGATTCTAATAATTTACCTTGGTACTCTGCTTGACCATCTGCCATTTTCTGAGCATGATTCATCTGTGCATCTGCCATAAGCATTTTAGTTTTTTGCTTATTTTTGTATATATGACTACCCGCTTGAACAGCTAATTTAATTGCTGAGAACCACATTACTTTTTATAACCACCTTTTTTCATTTTAACTGGAGGTACATTTGGATTAGGTCCTCTTTTTGGTGGTGGTCCATATCTTACTCCTCCAGATAAACCTCCAACTTTATAAGCTACAAAATTAAAAAAGTTTTCTTTTGGTTTAATTAAATCCATATCAACAGATTTTGTTGTTTCGATTGGCAATGGCAATATAGGTTTATTATTTCCATCTCTTTCACCTGTAGAAACAGGTGCTTTACTTTTACCATATCCCGCAGATTTTAAATAATCTTTTCCAATAGGTGAATTAGGTTTTAAAGCTTTATTTTCAGTTCTATAAAAATCTCTAGCTAAGCCTTCTTTAGTTGCAAATTTTTGTTTACCTT